AGTTTACCGCCACGGCTGAACGTCCATGTCTGGTCATCTTTTGACTTGTTGTAGGACCCTGTGTTTCCGTAAAGAATCTGGCTTTCATTGATGATGTTGGCGAGGTCATCCTTCTCCTTACGGAGGATGGTAGCGTTGAACATCGGATTGTTAATGTCGTACATTGCATCCATCAGTAGCGTCACCGTATTATGGTTGACGGTGAAAGCGTCCGTTAGGTACAGATGGTCTTTGCCTGATACAGTGATGCAGCGGCATTTCTGTTTCTCCTTCATGACCTTCGTTACCTGAATTATCTTCTTCGAGAGCATCAAGCGGTCACTGCGGCCTTTGGGTTTCTCACCGTTCTTGTTCATCTTCTTCTTGTACATATCGCGGTGGAAGAAGTCCTGATCATCAGGTGCTTTCAGATCCACGCGATACCATCCGTTCTTCTCGGAGTTGTCCGTTATCTTGTAGACCCGTGCCCAGCATCCGAGTGAGCGAGCCACCCACGCTATTTCTTCGATGAATTTCTTGTTGGCCAGGCAGAGGTAAGGCTTGCATCTGTCAGAGCCTCCCATCACATCCATCACGCCACGCAGGAATTCCCATCGTGCCGTAGCTGATGCGAGTTTATATTCCTTTGGTATCTGTGATGGTCTCTCCTGACGTGAGCAAGTAATCGCCTTTCGGTCTTTGATTCGGAATCCGACGATGTAGTTGTTCTGGTAGCGGTATCTCCACCTGTAGCCAAGTTGGAGAATGCGCTGTTTTGCAGCTATACTGTATTCCACCTTTGCACCATTATAGGAGAAGTGCATTGTGCCGCTTGCCATGATAACTCCCAGCACATAGGGATGGATAGGCAGGTCGATTTGTCCTGCTGGCTCGTCAGAAAACTCTACCTCACCGCACAGAGGTACTTCCCAATATTCATCGACTTTCTTGCGAAGCGAGTTAGGGTACTTGTTGTCGATGACATAGCTGTTCATGATGTCGCGTGCCGAAACTTTGCGGTAGTCGCCGCATGGAGTAGGACGCGCCCAGAAGTGGTGGTCGGCTAATACAGAGACAAACGTGCCGTCATCAAAATAGATGTGGTAGATGTTCTGTTCAGGGTGCTCAAAGATTTCCAAAACCTCCTGTATCCCGTCGTAGGGAGTGACGATTTTGTCGCCGACCACGAGGTCACCCATCCTTTTATCACCGTCAGGGGTGATAATTCTTGTCGCATACGTGTTTGCCTTGCCACCTCCTCGGTTGCCTCCCGAGAAGATGATGTCGGCATTCACCTTCAGCGCATTTTCTTGGCCACCTACTTGCGCAATGTAGTCGTTATGCGTTCTTCGGAACGACGAACGGTGCTTCTCTATGAACTCGGGTGAGTAGATAGAGAATCCGTTGGTGGTCGTAAATTCTGTTTTTTCTTTCATAATACTTTACATTGTCTGATGCGTTCTTCGCATCGGTTACGTGATGTAATTATCGTATTTTTGTGGCAAATTTAGTAAAAATGCATATTAAATCAATTATTTTTACAAAAAATGTAAAGATTTTGCTAAAAAATGATTGTTGTTTTAGAAAATATTATAATTTTGCGAAAAATATTGACAAAAAGAAGGTGGAAAGACCACTTTTCAGGATAACACTTTAAAACACAGTAAAATGAATAAAGAGACCCTTATTCAGAATTTGAAGCAGAAGGTCGGAGAAACCGACTTTAACGTGCTGAGTGCCCAGACCGTAGACGGAATTATCACTCCGTTACTCCCCATGTTCGCCGATGACGAGCAAGTGAACGATGCGACTTACGAGTTGCCCGTTCAGCTGTTGAAGAATTACATTGGTCAGTATCGTCACGACGTTGCCGCAGGAATCACCTCTGGCATTGAGGGAGAGAAGACACGCCTGAATGGAGAGAAGGAGTCTGCCATTGCAGCCTTCAAGGCTCAGTGGGAGAAAGACCATCCCACAAAGGACGGTGGGAAAGGCGATGGAGATGGTAACGGCAACGGTGGCGTTCAGCTTTCCGCTGAAGACATCAGCAAGAAAGTTGACGAGCTGTTTGCTGCGAAGCTCTCTGAGCTGACCGGCAAGGACGGAACCATCGGTAAGCTTAACGACCTCCTCGCAGGTTTGGAATCACAGCGCAAGGCTGAAAAAATCAGCTCAATTACTAAATCCATTGAGCAGTACATCACTGAAAAAGAAGGTGGTGAGCTGTCGCACGAACAAAGTCGTGCTCTCCACTATGCTCTGAAAGACTTCACTATTGACGAGAAAGCGTCTGTTGACGATTTGAAGAAAAACTTCGAGAAGCTTTATGAAGAAACCTACAAGGATCTCTATCCCAATGGCGGAATGCCTTTCGCAAATGCCGCTGGAGAGGGTGGCAGTAATGCTGCCTTCGAGGACTTCATCAAGCGTACTACCGATGCAGCCGCTACCGCCGCTCAGGAGCAGGAAGCCCTGAAGAAGAAGTTTCTATAGTGGAATTTCGCGGACGGCTCACACCTCCGCAAGAATAAGAAAAGGTAAAAAGATTGTTTAACAAAAGGATTAACGACAATGGTTATTCAAGGAACTCCTAATCAGGTTGTGCAGTTCAGCAAGAAGATTGGTGGAGCATTGCGCGTATTCGAGGACAAGGTAGAGCTGCTTGTCGGCGGTTTTAACTTCGACCTCAAGGACCTGCCTGCTCCCGGCGTCGTTCTGCCCTGTGCTACTCCTGTAAACTGTGACGAGGCCACACGTAAGATTGTGCCCATCATCACCGCGAAGGTTGCTGCCATTGACGGCTCCGATGCCACCAAGGTCACTCTGGCCAAGGTTGGTCTGAACGCTCCCGCTGTGAAGGTGGGTATGCAGGTAGCTATCATCAATGACACGCTGACCACTCAGTACCAGAATGCTGAAAACAGCATTAAGTTTGCCTCGATTACCGCCATCGACGGTGACGAGATTACCCTTAGCGCAGCCCTGACGGGTCTGGCCGTAGATGACATCCTCGTAGAGGTTGTCGAGGACGAGACCACTCACAAGGCCGCTATCAAGGCCGTTCCCAACGCCCTGCTTCCCTACGACTCTGTTCGTGACGAGAATGCTATCAGCGTTGACGGTGACGGTGCCTACTCATCTCTGGCTCCTGTGCTTGAGCGCAGGTGTCCTGCTATCAACGATGCCATCAAGAAGGCTCTTGCCGATGCTGGCTGCACATTCAAGTGGAGTAACCGTAAATAAGGAGGAACTGAACTATGGCAAACAGAAATCAATCACTTTATAATCTGTACGACATTCGCCGCTATGTAGACGGTGATAACTTCAAGGTTATCATGGATACCGCGAATGCCAAGTACAACAACGCCATCTGGCGTGACTTCGCTTCTTGGGGCAAGCCCAGCGACAGCCGCACTTGGAGCCAGGGCGAGAAGACCGTTCCCATCCTCGCACGTGCCAGCTTGCTCGGTACACATTCCCGCAAGCCGTTGCGCAACACGCAGGGCTGGAAGTTCTACGGCGGTTCAACACCGAAGTTCGGTCACGGATTCGGTATCGACGAGAGCGACCTGTTCATGCTGCGTGACGCGAAGAACAATCAGGGTACGCCTTGGGGCGACCTCATCTACGATTCTCTGCTGACCAACTCGCAGAACATCCTCGGTGGTATGCATAACGAGCTGTCTCACATGGTGCTGGAGCTTGCTTCTACTGGTGAGATTCATGAGCAGAGCGTAGACGGTACGGCCTACGACTTCACCTTTGAGTTCGACCAGAACCAGTTCTTCACCGTTGACCCGTGGTGGTTCGACACCAACGGCGACCCACAGGAGAACGTCGGTGGCAAGAAGGTAGACCCAATCCACGACATTCTGACCATTCAGGAAATCCTGACCAATGTTCAGAACCGCATGGTGGACTACTGGATTGTCAGCAAGTCACTGTTGTGGAAGATTCTCGACCACCCCGCAGTAATCCGTGCTTATCTGGCCAACCGTGCCGCATACCTTGCTTCACTGAGCAGTGGTACGCTGAACATCAGCCAGAACGACTACGTGACAACTCGCGCCGAGATCGCCAACTTCCTGCACGACCGTGGCGTTTGGCCCTTCTACGTTGTAGACTTCAAGACCGTCCACGAGGAAGATGGCCAGCCAGTTCCCGATGCTCCTGCATTTGACGTTCACATGATGACTGCTGCCTACAGCGGTCAGAAGATGTTCGAAATCAAGTGCACGAACAGCATTTGGATGGACCGCCAGCGTTGGGGAGGCATCGACCCGTCGAAGATGTATCACTTCGTCGAGGGACGCATCGCCGCTCTGTCGAAGTGGGAGGAAGACCCCATCCAGAACACGGTACAGTTCGAGCTTTATGCTGGTCCTGTATTCAACAGTCTGCGTGAGGTTGGCTTCTTGAGGACTTACGTTGACGAATAGTCCATGAAACGCGAAACGTCGATATATGCTTGACAGGGGCGGTGGAACAACCGCCGTCCCTTCTTCAAATCCAATAAACAGAAAGTGTTATGAATGACGAACAGACCAACATCAACGCACAAGAGAGCTACACCATTGAGGACTATCTTCGTGGTGTTGTCAACGTTACTATCAGTGATGCTGCGTTGAAGAGCATCTGCAAGCGCGTAGGCATTACGTCAGGCAGTGAGTACGACAACCTCAGTGAAAAGCAGGTTGACCTCTCTACCGCTTGGCTGTATGTCTGGCTTTCAGGTAGTCCTACCACTTCCTCAAAGATTAGTGACAAGGACGGTGACTGGAGCCATAGCGAGGGCGGTGAAACAATGTCTGCGAACGTTCTGAAAGGCTACCTGCGAATGGCCAATGAGCTTTTTGCCAAGTGGGATGAACCCGCTGTAGGCAAGGACAAGTGGGGCATGATTTGCGGTGGCTTCCACGACATCAGGAGTTATAACGGAAAAAGGAGGAGAGCATAATGGCAGTCATCAAGAACACGAGGTTTCCACACCGCTGCACCATCTACAAAGTTTCTGGTGTCACATCGTTCTCGGACGGTGAGAAGACCGTGATATGGAGTGGACGCTGCCGTAAGGAGGACAGAACCTTCGGTGTTCGTGAGAACGTTCCAAAGAGCAGCTATCGTGTGCAGCTTGGCGCACTGATAGGCGGAGACCTTGCTGGTGATGCTACCGCTGCCTATACGGCAAACAGTGGCACTGAGGTAGGAGCCTACGTTCCAGGAATCAAGGCAGGACTGCTTATCGACGTTGAGGATTGTCAGGACTCGTTTGTAGGTATGACCATTACCGATGCCTACTGCGGCAATTTGGGTACGAGTGTTTATTTCGGTGACAGTAAGACGTAAGGAGCTATGGCAAACAGATTCAAGCGCAAGGAAGTTCTGAAAGCGCTCTTCGATATGATGAGCGACATCGTGGAGGAGGTACACACTACCGACCGTCCCACGGTGAAGGACTCTACCAAGACTTGGGCGGTTGTCAGCCTTCCCTACGGCATTAACGCAGAAACGAGTATCACAAACTACGCAAACGCACGCATACAACTGTTTTACAAGGACAGGGAGAACGGCATCGAGAACGTCGATTTAGGCGAGGAGATAGTTGACAAGACCATCAACGCCATGAAGCGCGACCTTGTGGCAGGCGGCAGGTTCGAAAGCCTTATGACCTGCAACGACGAGCCTCGCGTCATCTACTTCAAGTCCGACCACATGGGCTATCACGCAATAGTCATCCAGTTCAAATTAATCATTAGTTTCATCAACAATTAAAATGCAATAAAACTATGGCTGAAATTTCAATCAACACAGGTTTGGATGCTCTTGACAAGCATTTTTGTCAGATGCATCGTATTTTCTACATTGCAACTCCGAACAAGGCTTTGTCTGCCATCACTGGTTTTGACATGGAGCTTCCTGTTCTTGAGGACGGTGTAGGATTCGACACTGGCGCACCCAACGTGAGCCGCGTCAAAATCACCGAGGGCCGCACCATTTGCTCTTCTGCATCTCAGGGTGACCCCAGTATCAACTTCCAGGTGGCATCTATCGCCGGTCCTATCAACGACCTGCTGATGGATAAGGGTAGCGGTTCTGCTGCTAGCGAGGCTACTGTAGGTGGCACCATCGACGGTGTAAGCTATAAGGGTAAGGGTTACTCTTTGGCTCCCAAGAAGGTTACTGGTGCTCTGTTCATGACTTCTAAGGACAAGAAGTCTGCTATCTATCTGCCCAATGTTGAGATGTTCGCATCGTTCAACGGCTCGGCAGGCAACGACAGCACAGGCTACTACAATGTCGAGGTTACTCCTCTGGCAGATGCCAACGGTGCAGCATTCTATCCTCTGACTGCTGATGGCGGTGCTGCCAGCAGCTCTAGCTCAGAGTAATGCTTCCTCATTAGCTATAAATAATGTCGAAGGGGTGGTGGCCATGTGACCACTGCCCCTTTTGAAATTTAAAACAGAAGATTATGGCAATTCCTATAGATATAGTAGTCCCTATGGTATTCCCGCAGGATGAAGCGTGGCGTGAGCGTTTCAGGAGTGCCTGCCGTGCGAACGGTCAAAGTTCAGACATTGATGCCAGAGTGCGTACATGGGAGTTGGAACGTTATTTCTTCCGTGGTGTGGCGAAGTTCATGCCGTGGGTACGGACTATTCATCTCATTCTCGATAGTGAGACGCAAGTTCCTGAGTGGCTTGACACCGACAAGGTTCATGTAGTATACCATCGCGACATCATGCCAGATGATTTGTTGCCAACGTTCAATTCCCAAGCGATTGAGATGTGGTTGAACCGTATTCCTGGCTTGTCGAGTCAGTTTATTTACTGTAATGATGACATGATAGCCTGCTCACCGATGAAGCCGAAAGACTTCTTCCACTATGGTAAGCCTGTCATCCATTGCGAAGAGAAGATGCACGATAGCCTGTTGAGCATTTTCCGTACCGTATGCAGAAGGACTCTTGACATGGTTGCAGCAGACTATGGCATCAAGTATCCTGATGGAATACTTCTAAAAGACGGTCATTCGTATGCTCCGATGCTTCTGAGCACTCTCCGTGAGGCGGTTTCCAAGTACGGAGCTGCCATGCGCCAAAGCTGTACTCCGTTCCGTGAGCAGCGTAACATGATTCAGTACCTGTACACTTATATGCAGTGGCTTTCTGGCAGACGTGTAGACGGACACCACGCGCACCGTTATTTCAGTCTTGGCAGCAGCTTGGATGACATTCGCGATGCCATTCGTTCCGGCAATGCTGGCATCTGCTGCTTCAACGATTCTGGCTCAGGAGATTGGCATGTTGTCGGCAGTGTTGTACGCGAGGAATTGCAGTCGATACTACCGTTGCCCTGTAAATATGAAAAGCAATAGCTAATTTTTTTTATCACCAAAGAAGAAGAACTTCGTATGGCAAAAGAAAAAATCGTAAAAGAAGCGACTCACGAAGATGAAAAACAGCTCGTGTCGCTCACAAAAAATCAGAAAGACATCATTACCGTTCGTGGCCGCAATTACAAGATTGGCTGGATGCATCCTGCAGTATGTGACTGGATCTCGTCGCTGATGGTCAAGGAAGGTAACGACAACAAGATTCTTTCACAGGCTTCTGCGCTCATTCTGCTGAATGGATTTTGGAAGTGTCATCTTTTCTACTGGATTGTATGGCGTTGGTTCTATTATGTCAAGCAGTATAATGCCTTGGAACTAACCCCTTTTATCAATACGGCTCAAAAAAAAACGGTGCAGGAGGCAGCGGTGGCATACTTGAACGCTACAGTATTACTGACCGCATTGAGCACGACGAAGAAGCAGATGACGAAAGCGGAAGCCGAGCGTTCCCTTCAAGAACTTCGTATGGCAAAAGATGGGAAATAGCCCAGAAGGCCGGAATTGACACAGGACCTCTTAAACTCTTTGGCATACCGATTTCAGGTATGATGTACTACGTCAATTGGGTGCTCACCAATGCCCAGCTCGACTTGATTTCTTCCGATGTATGTGTGGTTGACTATAATTATGGTCGCAGAAAAGAAAAGAAGCGTGGCAAGAAGGGTGAGTACAATAATGCAAAGGCTAGCATGCGTGATGTAAACAATGCCCGTGAGGAGTGGCTCCGCAGGTATGGTCAGCAGGAAGAGCAGAAACCATCCACAGGTGGAATATCTATAGGTGACGTATTCGGTGGCAACCTCTCACCAACAGACAATTAATAATATATAATAAGGTATATGGGAAAAGCAAAGTTAACAAATGAAGAAGTCCTGAAGAAAGGCTTGGAGAAAGCAGAAGCAATTATCCTACGTCATATAGTAGACCTTCTACGTCCCATCTGCATAGAATTGCTTGCGAGTGCTGACATGCACCGAACGTTCTTCGGTTTTACTGGTAATACTCAGACCTCTTACATGTGCATGATATACCTGAACCGACAGGTACGTGAAATCATAACCCGTCTGCCTCATGCGCTATCAGATCCTGCACGACGGTTTATTGAACAGGACAAATACGATGAAGTGCCAAAGATGAAGAAGGTTCCGTATGGAGAATGGGTTTATATCCGCGAACCATACGAATACGTTGGCCGAAGTGTCTTTGGTAAGGTACAGGTCGATAATCTTTATGGTGCCGAATCTTCCAAGGAGTTTTTGAAGAACTATACGCCCGATGCTGATATGGCAATCGTTATGACAACTGGTACAGAATATTCTGTCTACTTGGAAGAAGCTATGCATTATGATGTGCTTTCGGGAGCATATTACGATGCGACAAAAATATTAAAAGAAGGATTGTTTAAGCCTTTACCTGTCAGCTCAATGAAATAATGCTAAAACAGGTTGTAAACAGGGGATAAAAAAGAAGAATCCCCCGCTTTCATAAATAAGTATCTCACCACATTATTCACGAAATTCCCACATCCTGGCGCGAGGGATTCAGATGCCCTTTCTGCCGAGATGTGGGATTGTGGTTTCCTATAATGCGGTGAGATTGGGTGCAAAGTTAAACAATTAATTTGAATTTGCACTATGAAGGTTGTAGAAATTTTACAAATTGGTCAAAATTTACTTGAAATGCTGCAAAAGTCATGCATTAAGGTAAGTGATGTCAAGTATATCGGGATGTATGAGGAATATTCCGATATGGTAGCTAATGGCAATAAGATTTCGTATATTGCCGCAGTATTATCCACTAAGTATAATATCAGTGAAAGACAGTTCTTTTACATCATAAAACGCTTTGAGCAGGACTGCAAAATAGGTGCAATGTGATTGTCGCGATTTCTTTGTTTTAGTCGTTCTTTGTTAATAATTTTGCCTTTGTCAATGCGCAAAGACAAGGTAACAATTTTATTAACAACAAAAACATTTATTTCTATGGAAATGGACGATTTATTGAAGATGAAGATGCTCGGCGAGAACGGCAACATGACTCCTTACGAGCAGTTCAAGGTGCAGAACATGCAGGCGAAGAATCACACCAGCGGTCTTGGTATCGCAGGTCTGACAGTAGGTGTAGGTGCTGCCGTACTGGCTATCGGTGGTGCCGCTTGGGCAGGAAGCCGTGCTCAGAACGCAAAGGATGTGGCTATCGCCAAGAATGACGGCTTGCGTGACCTCGTGACAACTCTCGCAGGTACTCTAGCCGCAGAGCGTAGCGAACGCATTGAGGGCGACAAGACCCTTAGCATCAGCATTAACGACACCGTAAGCGGTCAGCAGCAGGGTCAGCTCTCTGCAAGTCAGGTAGCCACCAACGAGGCTGCGGCTCAGATTCTCGCAGGCGTGATGACTGGTCAGTACCAGCAGTCACCGCAGCGTGTCTCGCTGTGGCAGGAAGGCCCGTGCAACTGCCCCGTTAGCGGTTGTGGTTGTAACGGCTAAGAATTAGGGATTAGGGTACATATCCATTGTGACGTGTACCCCAAATCCCGTTTTATGGTACATGTCAACACGGCAATATGTTATGGTTTAACAGAAAAGAAAGGAAAAAGAAGATGGAGTTTATTCAGAATTACGTTCCTACCAGCAAGGCACAGCTGCTACAGGTGGCGATGTACTTCAACAAGGGTGATATCAGCAAGGCGCAGGAGATGTTCGACTTCTATGCTAAGAACCTTGACCTGCCAGACTTCGACCCCGTGTCGCCTACGTTCATGCAGCAGGTGAAAAACAGTGCTTCCGACTTCTTCTCTTTCATCAAGGAGAATAGGGAAGACCTTATGCAAGGCTATCAGGTAATCCATTCCATCATCAAGAATAAGGGAGAGCTGCCTTTTGCTCCACCTGCAGAAGAGCCCCTGCCAAGTATTAACGACTAACACGGCAAGAATATGGAAATAAGAAAAATCTCATTCAATATCTACGCAGGTAGCGATGAAGAGGCGGAGAAAGGCCGCAAGGCTATCATCCAGTTCATAGACATCATGGGTCAGCACGGCGCTATGGTGTCTGGCGATAAACTACACGAGGCAATCAGTCACATAGGTGACAATACGTTTATAATGTCACAAATTATCAAATTTTTCAAAAAGTAAAAGCTATGGCAGAAGAAACAAAATTCAAATGCTCGGGCGACTGTCTGAACTGTCGCGTTAATCCTAACGAGCGTAAGACGCAGTGGCAGTATTGTGCCGCACAGTTCACATATAACACTATGCGGATGGTGGAAACGTTGCATAACGGACTGAATACCATGCGTGGTACAATGGAAGAGCTGAGGGAGAGGGTAGAGGCCATCCAGAACAGCGAAGCAATGGTGCTGGCTCCTGATGCGGAAGAGGAACACGGAATCAAGGTTGAAGACATAGCGCAGATTGGGGACGGCGCAGAAATAGATGCCCCGATACAAATTAAAAACTAAAGTATTATGAATTGTAAATGTAGATGTAAGAACGGAAGCGACGTGCTGGATTTCCTCACGTCCGTTCCTGGTGGTACTGCAGCAGATGCCACCTACGAGATTGGACTGACACATTATTCCTGTGGTAATCGTCAGATGTTGTTGTCAGACCCGACACACCCCGTAATTGCACAGCTGACGGCAGAGCCAGTGGGGACTCCAATCGACTTGGGCAATAGCACTTATTGTCAGGAGTGCCAGATTGCAGGCACAGTGACCTATCGCCCATGTAACTCCTGCTCGCCACAGGTAGAGTATGTCAGTCAGCGTGTGTGCCTGCCTTGCTCGTCGGCTACCTCTCCCACACTGACTATTGGTACGGTGGCTGCTTCGCCTAAGCCTATCCAAGTGTATGTCAGCAATGGCTGTTGCGGATGCTGTCAGCAGACAAAGCCATGCACCAATCAGATTGCTATCACCACGAGTATCAACGTAGCAACGGCTTAGTATGTGTTTGGATATTGCGAGCATCGTATTCGTCTGCGTGACGATGAACCACTTAGGACTCATCAAGGCCATTGAGGAGGCGACTGAGCGTGAACTGCCTGTCATAAACTGCCCGAAGTGCAGTTCCTTCTGGTTTACGCTCATATACGCGCTATTGGGAATAAAAGGGTTTTTTAGGGAAATTCCCTTTGTGCTCGCAATATCCTTTCTCGCAAGCTATATGGCTATATGGCTTGAACTATTAGAAGGATATATTGACACATTATACAACAAGCTTTATGACAAGATTTATCCAACAGCAGATACAACCGATGACGGAGCGTAGCGTGCCACATGCGCCATGTCCGTCGTGTTCCTCGCAGCCTCAGAATCGAGTTAATAACGAACCAAAGGCCGAAAAACGTAGGAAAGTTACAAAATCAGCAATTAAAAACGAGAAATTATGAATCAGGAAGAAATGAAACAGGAGTTTAATGCCCTCTATAATATGATGGCAACTTCAAACAAGGTAGAGTTTATGCACACCTTTGGCCAAGTGCATAAGGAAATGATGGATTGGTTTATACAGAACAAGCCCGAATTGGCTCAGGAATGGCTAGACAAGCTCGAAAGCATTCGTTGGCATCAGTATCTCACGGCAAAAGAGGCAGAAAAGATTGTTGACGGCATGGTTCCTAAAGCACCGTGGAAGCGCGACGTGTGGAAGCAGGCTATGACTCAGTTCGAACTTCCTTTGGACGAAGAGCCGTACTACAATTCATGCGCATTGTGGTGCGAGATGAACAAAATCTACTCAGATTTCGGAGAAGAGATAGCTGGATTGCTTGGCAAGCAGCTTGATCCTAACGACAAGGACATTATCAGCGCATGCTATAAGATGGCCTTGAAGAACCTAAAGGACAAAGACCACGTTTACAACATCAGAAAATATTTTGATGTATGAATGCCTATCGTGAGTTGATGCGACGCCAACTCCTCGAAGATATATACGAAGGTCTTAGCGAGGAGGATAAGCGCACGTTCATTCAACTTACTATGCAGGACAAGAGCTGGAGTGAGATTGCTCACGCATTACAACAGCAGAAGGAGCAGTTGGACCGCATCGAGAAAAGTCAGAACTGGTTTGTCGATTTCGGTTCGGATATTGCAGCCAATTTCCTAACAGACGGCTTGATATGGCTCGGCAGCAAACTCTTCAAGAGACTTTAGCCAACAATTGCCGTGTTGGTTTGGGTGGCAGAAATGTCACCCTTTTATTGTGTTTTTGATAATTTTTTCTTCAACTTGTTAAGATTTTTCTTATTTTTTATCCTAAAACAATATTAATATATTATCTTTGCGGTTGTAAAATATTTTCTTAAAGGATAACACAAAGTTAATATGGCGAATCTTGGCACACTTTACTTCGATGTTGACCTCAATCTGAATAAACTTCAACAAAGTATTCAGAGTGGGAATGCGCAGGTTCTAAAAGACTTACAAGTAAAGCTTTCGCCTGATGCTGCAGAACTTAAAAAATCCATTGAGAATATTTTAAATGGCCAGGAATTCAAGGTTAATCTTGAAGCAAACCAAGATAGCATCAATAAAATAAAAGAGCAGCTTGGCCAGCTTTCAGGAGACATAAAGCTGACAAGTTCTGGTGGTTCATTATCGCCAGAAAGCTTGCAGTCTATTGTCGGTTTGCTCACGCAGCAAGCCCAGAAGACGCAGGAAGTTGCAAATGCTACTAAGGCTGTATCAGATGCTACTAAACAGGCTGGTGATGAAGAAGCTGATGCTGCAAAAAAGGCAAATATAGAGTTGCAACGCCAACAAAGGCTGTTGTTCGAAGTTCAATCGCTGTACTCAAAGATATCATCATTATCTCCTGAAAACACAGGATTGAGTCCTGCGAAAATCAACGAGACGGCAAATTCGTTCCAGAATCTTGTTAATAAGTTAAAGGAAATACCACCTAAAACTTCATTGCAGGAATTGGCAGCAGAGTTCGGCACTCTAAAAGCTTCTACAAAGTCGTTCTTTCAAGAAGTCGGACAAAGCGGCAAGGCTGTTGAATCTATCCGTCTTGTTCGTTATGCACTGAAAGAGGTCAACGACCAGATAGCAAGCGGAATGTCGAGTCAGAAGCTTGAGGGGTTCCGTGATCAGTTGCAGGCTATCAACCGCGAGATGCGTAACATGATGAAAGCTGGTGATTTCACTGGCATTCAGAATCTGTTTGCAGGGCACAAAGGCTTCTCTGATGGTGTTGTAAATATCATCCGTCAGGCTGTTACTGAGATGAAGAAGCTCGGTGTAGCCACGCAAGAGACTACAGCTATCACTACGCATCTTTCGGAAGCCGAGCAGAAACTTGCTGCATCCATCAAGGGTAGCACCGACTCAATGCGTGGTCAGTCTCAGATTCTGAGCGACTTGAAGTCGTTGGCTATGCAGTATCTCAGTGTATGGGGAGCACAGTCGTTTGTGCATAGCATCATACAGACGGGTGGTCTCTTGGAGCAGCAGCGAATGAGTATCGGTGCTATCCTCGGCGACCTCTCGCAGGCTAACCACCTGTTCGGACAGATTACCCAGCTCGCCTTGAAGTCACCGTTCGGCGTGGTACAGCTCGACACAATGTCGAAGCAGTTGACAGCATACAACTTTAAATACTCAGAGCTGTATGACTGGACGAAGCGTCTGGCCGACATCTCCGCAGCCACTGGCACGGAGGTAAGCCGCTTGGCTTTGGCCTTGGGTCACGTCCGCAGTGAGGGCGCACTCTCAGGATACACCCTGCGTCAGTTCGCTATGGGTAACGTGCCGCTGTTGCAGACCCTCTCGCAGCAGTTGGGCAAGACCACCGCCGAAATCCGTAAGATGACCCGTGAGAAGGCTATCACCTACGACGATGTGGAGAAAGCCTTGAAGACGCTCACCGATGCAGGCGGTATCTTCGCCAATGCCCAGGAGGTGATGTCAAACGCCCTGAACGCCAAGTTCAAGAACCTGCACGATGCCTTCGACATCATGTTTGGCAACATGGCCGAGAGTGCCGTAGGTGATGCGCTGAAGGGAGTGGCAGAAACATTAACTATTCTCGCTAAGCACTGGCAGGAAACAGGTGCTGTGATACTTGCTGTAGCTGGTTATATGGGTATACATAAGGCTGCTACGCTGACTATGAACAAGGCTGTGATTCAAAGCAACCTCACAACAGGACAGTTCACGGCCAAGCAGTTGGAGGCACAAGCTGCAACGGGGAATCTAACAAAAGAAGTTCTGTTGCAGGCCGTTGCTACAGAAAAACTTGCCGTAGCTGATGCGGAAGCCGCAGGAGCCACATTAGGACTATCCAAAGCTCAACTGCAGCAAGTCGCAACGACAGGTCGTGTGTCAGCAGCATACAACCTTGGAACCATAGCCACAAGCAAGTTTACGGTTTCTCAACTTCGTATGATGGCTACCATACGTAGTGCATCATGGGCATCGTGGACTAAATACCTGACAAGTTTCCAACTCGGTCTATCTGGCCTTGCTTCTGGAGCGAAAATGGCCGGAGTAGCCTTGAAAGGAATGTTCTCTGCAGCATGGCCATTGATTGCCATTACGGCCATTACGGAGGTGTTTATGCACTTCAAGCAAAAGGCTGATGAAGCAGAGGAGCGTGTCAAGGACTTGATGCAGACCGCCAACGAAGGCTATAAGGCTCTTGAGAGGGAAGCACAGAACTTCAAGGTGGGTGCCAGCCTCGGAATGGATAAGAAACAGTTGCAGGAATCCATTGGCCAAATGGAAGAAATCCTCAAGAGTTATTCTTCTCAGTCTGGTAACATTCTTAGTGAGGCTTTCAAGATTGACGAGTCAACAGGTAAGAGCGTCCACAGTCTGCAGGAGCGTTATGAAATGCTTGCTCAGGCTGTAGAAGATACCAAAGATAGCTATTTTGAACTTGGTAAGGTAAAGGATATACTCGAAGAGTCCAACGACGATACAGACGGATGGTTTGACGAGAGTTTCCGTGAGAACACAGAAGACTATATTGATGCGCTGAAAGAGAGAAATAAGGCAGAGAATGACTTTATCGCGTTCCATCGGACTGACATCATTCAGGCACTCAACAATACACGCGGTGCTTTTGCTGAATTAGACAAAGAAATCAGCAAGAAAGCTAATCTATTCAAGACAACAGACGGCAAGGAAGGTTTCTCTGAGGGTAATCTGAAAGCTCAGTTGGATTTACTGCGTGACAATTACGACTACTTCGTTCGTTTCGACGGAGAGATTCGTAGAGCTGGTGACGATGCATTCGACGCATGGGCAAACTTCAATACCGAAGCACGAAAAACCAAGGAAGCATTAGTCGAAGTTGATAAGGACATGAAAGTCTTTACAACTAAGACAAGAGACCGTCTGGAGGCGGCTTTTGGTGCGTCGGTTGACAAATGGACTAACTCACAGAAGCTTGCCGTCCAGAAGTCCATCGAAATCTTCATGACGGGTATCAACGGCTATAGCGATATGGCCGAAGCCGAGCGCATGGCACTTGAGGAGAAACTTCTTGCTCCGTTCGGCATAAAGATTGACGTTGATTCTCGTGATGCTAATAAGGAGATAACTGGCATAGTTTCGGCTCTGAACGACCTTGTAGGTAAGGATTGGGTGGTCAAGTTGAAACTGAATACGGTAACGGATGTTAATGGATTAGTAGATCAGCTTGAAAAAGATGTCAAGAGCTACGAGACCACCATCAAGCGTTTCGGTAATCTTAAAGGATTCAAGAAGGATAAGGATGGTAACTATATCATTCCTGCTCCAGTCGTTTCTACCCAGAAGACTTCCGCTATTGTTACGGATTGGGTAAAGGGTGAGACGAAAGTACAGGAAAGCATCATTCAGACCTCAGAAGCTCTTGACGATGGCACACAGGCCGCTATTGCTTATAACGAAGCACGTGCAGGTCTAAAGAAGGCCAATCAGATTGCCGACGATAGAGGTTATAATATCGACAACAAGGCCGCTGACAAGCGCAATAAAGAAGCAAGTAAGGCCAACAAAAAGGCTATCGAGGAGCTGAAGAACAAACTTGAAGAGGTCAAGAAGTTCTATGCAGAGTACAAGAAATACCGCAATGTCTTTAGGAGAGATACCGCACAGAGCATCGTGGAAGAGATGTTTGGTATTGACCACGAGGAGGCGGACAACATCATCAATAACTACGAAGATGTTCTTGAAGGTATTGCCAGTGAACTTGATAGGCTAGGTGACGAGAAGGGCGCTTTGTCTGTTCGCCAGTTGATAGGTGATATTAAGTTGGATGATGCTAAGCGTATCGCAGACAATATCCTTGCCGGCATTAAGAAAGGTCTTGAAGAGCAGGGCAGTAAATGGAACCTGTATAAGAAGATTCTAGATGCCACAGGAAGCAAGGAACAAGCTTCGCAGATTGCTTTCGGCTATATCAATAGTTTCAGTAATTTTGCCGCTCAGCTTCGTAGCGAGATTGAGGAAAAGACAAAAGGAACAGGAAAGAGCGTTGATGAACTGCTTGATATGCAGCTTACCGACAGGGAAAAGCTTCGTGATATTGGAATCTTCGAGAATGCGTTGAACGGTATATGGCAGAAGTTGGAGAAGCTTCGCGATGCCGAGCAAGATGTCAAGGCAGAGGAGGTTGAACTATTCCTCGAGGCGCTGAACAATGCCAAGAGTCTTGACACTGAACTTGCACAGATTGCCACAAAGTATCAGCGTACCCGCGACGCTATCAATAAAGCAGAAAATCTTAGTTCCGATGAGAAGAGCACTCTTCTTATCAACGCAGACCAGAACCAAGCTCGTGAGGAAGCCAACAAACAGTGGGAATGGTTTAAGAAGAACACTGACGGTTGGGGCGAGATGTTCGGAAGCATGGATAGGATGACCACAGAGGCCATCGAAGACATGATTGAGAAGCTGGAGGATTTCATGCCGAAGGTACAAGGTAGCGAAGAAGCCATTAAAGCCGTCTATGAGGCTCTTGAGAAGATGCGTGATGCTGTTCGTGAGCGTAATCCGTTCAAAGCCATTGCCGATTCATTGAAGGACATCAGCAAGTATCGCAGTGCTATTGCTGACATTAAGAAGATGTTCCCTGATGCTAAAGGTAGCGACGTAATAGGTCTTGATGCTGCGACAGCAGGAAGAATGGGACTAACCGACGGAACAAAAGGTTGGACGGGAACCATAAACCAGCTTATACAAGACCTTAACGGTGCAAGAGATGCGATAACTAAGGCTATTGGAAATGTCACTAAGGTCTTCGGCGCTTTGCAAGATGTATTGCAACCAGTGATAGACTTGTTCGAGCAACTCGGCGATACCACTTTGTCTAAAATCTTCCAGATTGGCAGCAATGCTCTTGGCACCGCAGCTAGTGTAGCAGGGGGCATGAGCACGTTGAGCAAATCATTTAAAGAAGGTAGTAGTCTCAACGAGGCTCTTAGTGCCGCTGGTCCTTATGTTGCCGCCGCCTCTGCCGCTTTATCAGTGGCCACTTCTATCTTCGCTATGCACGACGAGGCATTACAGAAAGAGATAGAGGCTTCCCAGCAGCGTCAGAAGGAAATGGAGAAGCTCAGCAAGAATCTGCAAACCGCCATTGAAAGAACTCTTGGAGGTATCTACAATGCTAAGGCTTCCCAAGAAACGCTTTCCCGGTTGGTGAATTCACAATGGAAAACCGTCAACACCGTCTTGGGAGATTATCTTAGCAGCAACAATCTCAACGCAGCAACAATCAAACAAATCAATCTGGCTGTACAGACGGAAAGTAACTTCCAAGCTCAGCTGGCTTCTTTGATGGTTCAACGCGACGAGTTGATGAATCAGATGAATGCCGAGCTTGACAAGAAGGATTCTGATGTTGGTGCCATTGCTGACTACGAGCAACAGATAGCCGATTTGAATGACCAGATAGATCATTTTGCCGAGGATATGGCAAAGGCTTTGTATGGCATTGATGTTCAGTCGTGGGCACAAGACCTGACAGATGCTATTGTCAGTGCATGGGAGAGCGGAGAAGATGCTGCCGAGGCTTACAATAAGAAGGTTCAGGAACTGATGAAGGACCTGACTACGAATATCCTTGCCAAGAGCATTCTCGAGGACGCATTGAGTCCTGTGCTTGATACTGTTGTTCAACTTATGAAGGAGAATAACGGTATTCTTGGTGCTGATGTTATCGGCCAGATAGCACAATCATTCGGAAAAGAAAGCGAGGGAGCAATAGCTGCTATTACTGCTATTCTTGACGAGCTGGAAAAGCTTGGTTATATTTCAAAGGAATCCGCCGAGGAGGCAGAAGGTGCTTTCAGTAACCTTCGCGATTCATTCAGCGACACTCTGACGAATATGGAGGATGATGCGGAGGCATTCCGCAAGCGTCTGGAGGAAATCATGGTGAAAGACCTTATTGAGAGGAATATCTTTAGCCAAGCCTTTGAGGTCGGAGGACGCGCATACGATAATCTCGATAAGTATATTGAATACTGGAACGAGGAATACGAGAAAGCCGTAGCCGCTGGTGACCAGGCTCGCATTGATGAGTTGCTTAATGAACTTGTAAAAGTCCGGGAGATTACAATAGAAGCTGCTGAGGAGCTGCGTGACAGGTTAAAGAGCGTTGCCGACGAAGACAGCACCTTCAAGGATTTGTCAGACAGCTGGGCTTCCGCACTGATGGATATGTCAAAGACCGCCGAAGACTGGTCTAAAGAGGTTGGTAAGATTATGGCAGAGAAGATTGTCAAGGAGATGGTTGTTCCTGCTATGCTGCAACCGTTGCTCAATAATCTTCAGGACGTGTTTAATCTTGCTATGGCAGGAGCCATTAGTACAGATGAGAATGGAAACACCACTTACGATTGGGACTCTATCCTCAGCAATGGTTCCGTGCTGGCAGCACTTAATGCGTTGACAGAGGCATATCCAGAGGCTAAGAACGTGGTCATGTCAATCATGGAGCGTCTTGGCCTTGACATCAGCAACTATAAGTTCAGCGGTTTTGATAATCTTGCAGACTCAATCCTTGAATCGCTGAAAGGTGCTGATACCAGTTTGGAGAAGTGGGCAGAGGAGCAAGGCAAAAAGATGGCCGAAGAAATGGCTAAGGCTTATATAGAGTCCAAGTACGGAGAGCAGATAAAAGCGCTCAACGAAGAATGGCAAAAAGCCTTGGAGAAGGGTGATGTCGCTCGCATGGAAGAAATCCGCAAGGAGCTTGAGGCGTTGTACGATACTATGGGCAACGACGAGAAGCTGAAGAACCTTGTCGACGTGTTTAAGGAATTGGCCGAGAACCCCTTCAAGGATATGGCGAGCACTTTTGTATCTTCTCTGATGGATATGGAGAACGGTGCAGAAGAGTTCTCAAAGAATATTGCCAAGACATTGACTGAGCAGATGCTCAACAAGATCATTACCGACCAGTATCAAGGTAAGATTGATGCCTTGGGTGAGCAGTGGCGCGATGCTCTGGCAAGCGGAGATACGGCAGCCATTGAGCGCATCCGTCAGCAGCTGATAGCACTCAGAGAGGAGATGGGTGAAGCAGTACAGCCGCTTATCGACAGCCTTTCCGACCTTGACACACAGGTGTCGTATGCTTTGAACGACATGAAGTCCAACTTCGTATCTACGCTGATGGATATGACTGCCAGTACGCAGGACTTCGCCAATGACATCTCTAAGATTATGGCTCAGACATTCATCGAGAAGTTCGTTCTCGGCGATATGTTCGACCAGCGTATGGAGTCGTGGCAGCAGCAGTATGAGAGCATTCTTGGCAGCGATGTTGACGAAGAGACCCGCAAGCGTCAGTTGAAACAGCTTCGTGATGCAATAGCAGCAGCCCGCGAGGATTATACCGACCAAGCCAATGCTATTATGGAACTGTTTGGCCTGACGGCATCGAGTAATCAGGAGGCCACGATGAATATGGCCGACAAGATTACCTACGATCAAGCCGACCAGTTGTTGGGCATCAATCTCGCTCAGGAGTTGACTCTGGAGCAGATACTTGCCACGTTGCGAGAAAACTACGTATCGCCTGTTGGTGGAGGAGGTCTTACGTGGCAGTCGGCAAATGGCGTTCAGAGCGACGAGCAAATCAGGCTTATTTCTGCCACTTTACAGAGTATAGCAGATGTACAGCAGACGGGAAACGATAACATTTTGACGCAAGTTGTAATGGCCAACAGCCACTTACAGCTTATCCGCGACTACTCGAAGAATATCCGTGACGAGGTGTTGCTACATCTCGGCTCAATAGACTCAAAACTCACTCAGTTAAAGAACTTATAAGATATGTTAGGAGATTTATACATAGCAAACCAGTTTGACTCGCAGGGCAATCCCACAGGATGGCTTGACTGTTTCTATGAGTGGGGTGTAGGCTTAGAGGGCGACGAGGCATACGATGCGCTGATGACCTTCAGGCCTAACAAGGAGCCAGTGGTCAACAAGAATGTCACCGCACAAGGAGCGTACTATGTCACTGGTGGTGGCCTTGTCGACGAGCGTACCGTCAGCGTACCGTTCCATATCATAGCCGCAAACAAAGCGGACTTCCTGCTAAAGAGAAACGGATTCTACGAGGCTATCAAGGGAACGCCGTATAGAAGCTTGCTGGTTTTCAAGATAGCCAATCCTGTAGATGTTATCTACAAGATGTATTACGTTTCCTGTAGCCAGTACACACAGTTCCTCAATGGTATGGCTAAGTTCATGCTGACACTCTATGAGACAGGAAATGTCGACGGAGAGCCGGCACAGCCTGAGCCGATGCCTTTGCATAAGGATATGGAGGCATACCTGCTCTATCTCCTACAGACCTATGGCGGCTTAGCTACCGAGGAGGAGGTGAGAAATATAGTAAGAAACTACACGTTCAACGGTCAGGTAATCACCAAATGGCCGTTGGATAACAGATAAAAAGGATTAGCGAAGATGATAGACTTTCATTCACAACTGAGCATCATTCCTGTGGGTTACGAATCCGCCACGCTGCAAGACAACTTGGAGCACAGCGGAGGCATCACGCTGTCGTGGAAAGCAGCGTCGGATGCAGAGATTTCCCTTGGCGCATATATCACCTATGGCGGTGTGCGCTATATCCTCTTGGAAACCTACGCTCCTACGAAAGAAAGTGCTATCCATTGGCATTACAATCCTATTTTCAAGCATCCTCAAAACATGCTTGACCGCATCCCGTTCTGGATAAAGAGCCTTGACGCAAGCGGTAATCCCATCAATCTACAGACAACATCATTCACTGGCTATCCGCATACCATCGTACAGAAGCTTGTGGACTTCATCAACAGCGAGTATGTTACTGAGACAGGCGACTTGTTCTTTGCATCTACGATGGGCAGCAACTGGTCGTTTGACATTCCCAGCTCACTGAACAACAATGGTGTCATTCAGTCTTCGAATGTCATCATTACCGTTCCTTTTGACGGCTGCTCTATCAAGAGTGCCGCCAACAGCATTGCCGACGCGATGGGTTGCAACGTGTTCTTCGACTGGTCGGCAAAGGTCATTCGCTTTGTCGTAGGCTCCACGATACAGGGCGAGGCATACAACTGCTTCCACGTTCTCGGCGGTACTAAGAACATGGGTAAGACAACGACCAGCGGTGGCTTTACCGCCGTGACACAGCGTCTGACTCTTCCAGACACATATAAAGGCAGTATCATCAGTCTTGCATCCGCTAATGGTATAAGACTGACCACAGACCTTATCTTCGACGAGATATATCCCAAGCAGGAGCTTTACATCAAGTCTGCCCGCCAGCGTCTTTGCTATCTGACGGACAACGAGACAGGAGAGTTCATCGTAGACCATTGGGAGAAGGACGGGCAGACCGTTCCGCAAGGTACACCCGGAGCCATCGCCGTATTGAAGAAATTCGCCAAGTGGTACATCACCCTTGCAACAGACAGGACGCTTCAAACGGAATATGTCTTTGACGAACAGTATCTCATCAAGGACAAGCCGCTGGGTATCTTGTTCCAGCTGGACTATGAGCACCCGGAGAACATGTCGCCACTTGTCGGGCAGGAGTTCGAGCTTACCTACTTCCCCGAAGCAAAGAGCGAATATGACCGCAACGATGCCGTGGCAACAGCAGAGCATCCGTTTGAGATAGCAGCACATGAGTATTTCATTGCCCTCTCTGCCCACGGAGAGATACTTCTTCCTACCGTATCGAACATCATCAACGAGCAGGAAACAGGTCTTGTTCCACGTATCGGCGACAAGATTACGCTGGTGAATATGGCTCTGAATGACACACAGAAGGACCTTGCAAAGCAGGAACTTCTCGCTGCCGCACAAGAGATTATCGCTGCCATGACGGCATCAGCAGGAGAATATACGGAAACCATATTAGACGGACAAGGAATAGTCATTGGTCAGGCTTCGCCATTCAGCGGACACGGACCAGTGGTGACAACCGTAAACCTTAACCTCGACACTAATGTCTGTGAAGTCACTGTCGGCTCATGGAGCAGAAAGACAAAGACGGGCGGTACGGTGGATAAGCTGGAGACTGTCACCGTATCAGCAAGCGACCCGACAACAGGCGGAGAGGGGGGGCTTGGCGGTAACAGCTCGAATGCCATCGGGCAGACTTTGTTGAAGCCAGACTCGCTGTTTGCTGCCTCATTGAGCAACAGCATTGACGTGGTGGCTTGCGACGCAGAAGGTAAGGTGAAGGTAGCTACCGACATCTACACACGCATTGACTGCCGCTATGGCACGAAGAATGTGACATCAGCATGTACGGTGGCCGTTCCTTCGCTGCCTCCTTCGCAGGATTCGGGTACGGCAGGTTCCCCGCTTACCATTGACATATATGTTACTGACAAGGCTTCCAGTGAGACGAAGATTACACTGATAGACCATAGCTACGACCTCGACGAGAACAAGCGTTGGCTCAGAATCCACTTCCCACAGGGTTACGACCTGTCGCAGCTGGACTATGCTCTGGAGCAGACATTCAACATCGAGCATCCGGCATATACGGAGAGGAGCTTGCACTTTACGGCTCAGTCCATGCGTCCTGGTGTCAATGGTATCGGAGGCCCGTTCAAGAGCCGTGCCTTCTGCCGTACCAATGAAGACCTCAGTGGTGTTCAGCCTACGGGTGGTAGCTTTACCAATCCGCTGCCCGGCAATTCCTCTACACACAAAGAGACCTACACCATCGGTGGTAAGCAGGTAGAGGTAACATGGAGCGACGGTGTTCCGCAAGGTGATGCAAAGCTGTGGTCAACAGTCCGCACGTTCTACCTTGATGCAACGGTCAGTTCTTGGAGCAATCCCGCACAGGAGACGGACACAGACACACAGGATATAGAGTTCAGCCCGAATACCACTCAGCCCAACAATCCTACTGGCGATCCATTCACCAACCGCGAGAGCCAGGGATGGTACGACCCGAAATCTCCTAACTTCGCAGGTAAGACCATGATATGGCGTGCCGAGCGCAAGGTGAAGAACGGACAATGGGAGGCTGGCGGCGATTGGGTTATCACCCGCATCTATGGCGAGAAGGGTAACAATGGCGGCAATACTGCGACGATATACCTTTACAAGCGTGTCAGCGGAACAGCGCCAGGAACAACAGGGATTACGATAACGCTATATTATGATTTTGAGTCGAAACTTCTATTTATTCATGATACGCAATCAGGCAAACCTGTCATTTTCCCGCTTGACGAAAGTAACTGCGTACAGTATAGCAATGGTTGGAGTCCGAAGATACCTAACGGTTCCGACCCGCTGTATGTCACAGCTGCCATAGCCTATAGCACGGGTAGACAAGACGACATATTGTCAAGCGAATGGGTAACGCCAGCAAAGATGTCGGAAGATGGTGCTCACGGCATCAATACCGCACCCATATTCCTTTATCAGCGATATGCGCCTACGGAACAAGCACCGTTGCCTGCTAAGCCGACATCGACTGTCTACTACAAGTTTGATAACGGAAAGCTCTATACTAGCAATGCGCTTACCACTGAGGTTACTTATCCTTTGAACGGGTGGTATAGAAGCATACCAGATTCTAACGGCAATCCGTGTTTTGTCATTCAAGCAGCAGCACTTGGAAATGGAGAGTATGATGACATACAGACAAGCGAATGGAGCGATGTTCGTAAGCTGGTTGAGGACGGAAAAGACGGCAATAGCGTAACCTATGATGACAATAACTCAAGTATCAGTTATGCCTACAGCTCTATGGGTTCTCCTGAAGCTGGCCGTGACTATCCGAGCGACATTACATCATGGAGCAGTAGTATTCCTGCCGTACAGAAAGGAAAGTATCTATGGAGGAGAGATATTACTGCCTACAAGAATAGCGATGGCTCAAGCGCAGGTACTACCACTACCTATGGCGTAGAATACCAGCCTAATGACGGCGAGAGCGTGGAGATTGACACAAACCGCACATTTATCAAGTATTGCAAGCAGACGGCTTCACAGTATACAGGACAACACCCAGATGACAACCAGTTCTCTACAACCTATCCTTCTGATTTGGCCAAGGGAGATTATCTGTGGATTCTTAACCAACTGGCTTATGTTGGTGTAACTAATCCGTTGAAGTCATATTCTGTGTCTATGCTTGGTACTGACGGCACTAATGGTGACCCAGGTGCTGACGGATATACCACTCACTTCGCCTATGCGACCAGTGCTGACGGCTCGCAGAACTTCTCTACGACAAGTTTTGCCGGAGCAACATATATTGGAACTTATCGAGACCAGAACGGCCCTGACAGCCTTGATTACAGAGATTACACATGGACTCAGTGGAAGGGTGACAAGGGCGATAACGGAACAAGTATTATGAAATCTAGTGCTGATACTTACCGCTATGCTACCAATAATACTGGTGTACGCCCCGATGCTTCTTCACAGGATTGGAGTACGACAAAGCCTACCTTGCAAGTTGGCTACTGGCTCTATACAGAAACCACTATTCATTGGAGCGACGGCACTACCACGGTGCTGTATTCTGACGAGCGCAACCCGAATGACGGTGTAGCAGGTATGGATATTGTGGCTGGAACAACAACCGTTACATACTGCGTGAAGGATAGCAACAGTCCACAGCCAGCCGATAGCGAGTTCCATGCCTATAACCCATCAGAGGTTGTTTCGGGCAAGTGGCTTTGGTCTAAGGCTATTACTCCATACTATAAAGGCAGCACATCTGGCGCATCTGCTGGCAGCTCGTCAACTTATAGCGTCAGCTACATCGGAACAAACGGAACTAATGGTAAGGACGGAAAGGATGGAACCAACGGTACTAACGGACGTGCTGTTACTGGTGTGTCTGAACACTATAATATATCTGACAGTAGCTCTACGCAGTGGAACGTACCTTCAAGCGGCACATGGGCAGGTGAGTGGAGCGATAATCCTAATCAGAGTGGATGGGGTGCAAACAATAAGTATCTCTGGAACTATGAAAAGATAATATATACAGAAAGTGATGGTTCTACGACAATTAACCGCACGACACCTTCCGTTATTGCTGTCTTTGCAGAGGACGGAAACCCAGGTCGCGGTATCGACTCGGTTGTCAACAAGTACTGCGTAACCAATGATAGTACCATTCCTGTCAAGGAAGGGCATACGGGTGCTCCTACATGGTACAACACACCACAGGTTCCAGGACAGGGGCAGTACCTCTGGAACTATGAGGTCATCAACTGGATAAATCCAACAAGCAGCACATCTACCGATGTTCAGTTGTTGGGATATGTAGGTACGAATGGTACTAACGGCACGAATGGTCGAGACGGAACTGATGGCCAGAACGGAGCAGACGCATACAGTGTAGTCATTGAGCCTGCCGATATGCTGTTTACGCAGAGCACGACAAAAGATGAAAACGACAACTATCCGCTTGTCGAAGCTACAAAGTACGCAGCGATCACCGTGAAGAAAGGTAATAGCAATTCTGCTGTTGCTCATATTACAGCGATTATAGGCACCCCGTCGGGATGTACTGCCACCGCAAACGGAGATACTATTACTGTCAATGGCGTTATCGGCAATTACACAGAAGGTAGCGTAACGGTTCGAGTATCTATCACGGACGGACCGACATTCGACCTGAAGTTGAACGTATACTACAATCTTCTTGGTACATGGAAGGAGAGCGTGGATGCTGGCGTAGAAACCATTGCTGCTGAAAAGGTAGAGCACATGGTGGATGGCGGTGTCTTGGTAGGTACCGAGACGTACAACTACGATTCAACACGTAGTGCTGTGGGTGCTTTCGAGACCTTCAAGAGCAATTACGAGAGTGGCGGACAGAGCATCAACAATCTTAACAGTCGCGTTTCTACTGCTGAGGGCAACATCAGCACTGTATCTAAGAGGGTTGATAACGGAATAAACCTGCTTGACGGTGCACTGACAGGTAATAATTGGAAGAGCTACAGTGGTTCAGGTTCTACACTGAATGACATAACAAGAGTACAGAATAACAATATATACATCAACTCAGGTGACCGCTATATTGTATCTCCTGCTTTCAACATAGAAAGAGGAGAGAAATATACTGTGTCATTTGATATTCCTGGGTATATTGGTAGTGGTACAGCTATTACTTTGAAACTCGTATCTGCAGATAATGTACAGACCGTATTTGCCACTCTGACAACAAACACTAGTGGCAGACGCTACGTCAGCTTCGAGGCAAGCGTTTCTGGTTCTATGCGTATCATGTTTGATGGCTTAGAGTTTATACATTATCCGCAACTTGAATTAGGAGACACGGCTACATCGTTTGATGCAGGAACTACCGAGATTACTTCACAAATCAAGCAGACAGCCGACGAGATTAGGCTTCAAGTAGGAGAATGTGGTCTAGACATCACAAATGGAGCCATTGTTGCCAAGGGCGGCAAGTTTAAGATGCAAGACGAGAACGGAAATGACACTTTTGTACTAGACACAAATGGCAACTTGGAAAGTCAAGGTAGTGCAAAGTTCGAAGGAACCGTTAGCGCAAAACTGTTCTTTGCTGCTGTAAAGATGGTTGAAAAATCATCTGATGATGTTCGTGTTAACTTGGTTGACGACCCATACTATACATATTATGTCCCTAGTCCTGGTACTCCAAGGGCAATCATTCTTCCAGAACCCAACAGTGGGAATGAAGGTGTTGAACTGAGATTTATAAGCCCTATCCTTGATGGTGTTTCTGGACCAGCAAAATTAGTATGCGCAAATAAGATTATGTCTTGTGCAACTGGACAATTTGCTAATGTTAGTGAGCTGATACTGAAGGTAAACAGGTTTATAACTGTAAAGTCGATGAATAATCTATGGTGGATTGTCTCAGGGTTTGAATAACAATTAATAGAAAGTAGAATTATGAAGAAGGTATATAACATATTCATTCCGGCACACGGATTTAGGGCGATGACAATATGGCCGTTTATCTTTGTGCGTCTTGAGGAGAAGCGTGAGTACAACGATGTTGACGACCGCCACGAGACGATTCACGGCGAACAGCAGAAGGAAATGCTCTGCGTGGCTGTTATAATTGTGGCAATACTCTTTGCTGTCGGCTGTGCATGGTGGTGCTGCCTGATTCCGCTGCCTCTGTTCTTCTACTGGTACTTGACGGAGTGGCTGCTGAGAAAGCTGTTCGGAAAGGGAAACGCATACCGCAACATCTCCTTTGAGCGTGAGGCCTTCGCCAATGAGAGAAACGAGGGCTACCTAAGCAAGAGAAAGCGTTTCGCGTGGATTAAATACATAAACAA